GTAGATTTCCTTCGTCTGATGGAAGCTTTCGATCAGGCCAAGGTTCGAGGGCATGAACTGGGTCTTGTAGAGGTTGTCGTCAATCGCCTTACGAGTAATGGCGTAGCCGAGAGCAATTTCAGTGTGCTCTTGGTTGTAGACGAAACGCTCACCAGCGCCGTTGTCAAAGGCGGTCTGGCCACCTTCGGTCTTCAACTGGGCAAGACCCAAGAAGCGCATTTCCGCAGTGCGCTCAAGCGCCATTTTGGAATCATGCTTCGTAAAGATCTTGTCGTACTGAGATGGGATCATCTCGTACTTGCCTTCAACTCCACGCAGTCCGGGGAGCAGAAGGTCTTTGATGGCAGAGAGATTGACAGCCATAGTACCTTACTCCTTAGACGCCAGCGAAGTTGCGGGTGGCAACATTGTTGAAGGCGACAATAGCCCAATCGTAAGCCTGGCCGTTCGCGTAAGCGCCCGGAAAGCCTGCGGTGACTGGCTGATAAATGCCAACAACCTTGAACGGAGCGTCCACGTTATAAGTGGCCGTGTTCAGGGTCGTGCTATCGAGATAAGCGCCCGAGATACCGTTAGAGGTATTGCCGGTGCCAATCACAAAGCCAATGGTGGCATTGATGTCGGCGGGGAAGGCAAGACCAGTGGCATCGGACTGAGCAAGGAACCGAGCATTCGGATCATTGATGATGTAGCCTTCGACATAGTTGCCAGAGGCGACATCGCTGCCGGGCCAGTAGTTGCTCCAAACAGTGCGCTTCTGCGACACTGAAAGATACTTGCAACCGGTAAAGATACCACCGATGCCAAGAGCGCCGGGAGTAGCACCCGTAGACGCAGACTGTGCATAGGAGCCATCAGCCTGTTGAGTTACGGGGTCGCCGAAGAAGATGTTGGTAGCATTGTAGTCAATAACCACAGCGACCTGTTCATAGGTCGGGGCAGAACCATTGCCCTGATATTGCCTAAAGCCAAACGGTGCGTTTGTATTGGCCATTGGAAGCTCCTTAGAGGGGAGCAACTTACCCACTCCACGCCGGGGGAGCTGTAAGTCTGGATAGAGTGAGACTTTCACGCCGGGGAAAGTCGGCCATTCAAGGCTTGGCTGACAAAATACAAGTAAAAATAATAAATGTAAAGGGGCTACTTAAAGCAGCCCCTCCATTACTTTGAATTAGTCTTTGGGGACCGGGATTGGGGAATATCCCTTAGAGATGTGCGGGCGAACGCTCGCATGATCTCGAGTCATCGTGCCATCAGGAGCGGCGTTGAGCTGCTGCTCTTTCACCTTAACCTGATTGCGGGCCTTCCTAAGCTCCAGAGACCTCGCCTCCGCCGAAATGACAGCCGGGCGCATCATCAGGACCATGCCCTTGCGCTCGATCTGCGGATGGTTGCCCTGAGTAGGCATCATCTCTGGGTGGCGCGGCGTAGGCACGGGATCCCAGCCCATACGGGCAAGTTGCACCTGATATGCAGGGTCTTCCTGGCCAAGGACGGTGCGGCGCTTCCACTCATATTCCCATCCGTCAGGTGCCGGAGGAGTTCTGAAATCATCCGTGCCTTCATCCATGTCGCCAAGGTGGCCACGAATTTCAGCCGCACGACGTGCCGCTGCCAGACGAGGATCTTCTTCGCGCATTACAGGGCGCATCGGAGGGCGCTCCGTAACCATGTTCCCAGGCACTTCACTGGTGTAGTTGACTTCCGGCACTGCAATAGCGGGCTGGGCCTCAACGATTGCCTCAACGGTGCGAGGCGGACGACCGCGACGTTTTGTCGCATTCTGAGCAACTTCAGACATTTAGCTCTCCTTAGCGGTTCTGTTCACGCATCTTGTTGCGATAATATTCGTGAGGAGTAATCCCACTGATCTGGGCCGCTTCGACTTCGGCCTTTGTCAGATGGATAACGCCCGGACGGTTGGGGGAGTCAATCGGGGAGCGGGAAACTGGTGCAGAGGGCGGGGCCGAACGCTTCTGCTTCTTGCCGGATGCCTCTGACATTACATTGTCCACTTCAGGGATTGATCTACGGCTCTTGTTGTTGATGCCAAGCCGGTTCTCGACAAAGGCAAAATATGCATCTGACTCCGGCTGGATGCCGTAATCGACAGCATCCTCATGAGCCCTAGCCATGACACGGATTGACCGTTGATCCGGCAAATGGTCTCGATTCTTTTTGAGCCATTCGGCAGACTTCGGGGTAACTTGCGTCATCAGGTTATCAACCGTCAGCTCGTTGGATACCGGCTGCGGCGCAAGACGAGGCTGCTGCTTCATCTCCTCAAATCCGCGCTCAAGCTGGCGGAGATTGGTGATGTTGGCAGTCATCTGCTCCTGAACCTGAGCGGCGCGATCATAATCGCCTACAGCCATCGCATCCCTGAGATGAGCTTTAAGGGCTTCCTGATCGCGACGAACGGATTCAATTGCCCCATTCACCAGATGAAGGTTGCTGTCGCTCGCCTCATTGGTAGCTACACGGGCCTGCTCCGAAGCTTGGCGCGCAATGGTTTGGGCCTCAACCCTAGCTTTGCGCTCCTTCTCAAGCTTCTTGTTTAGCTTTTTGAGCGCCTTATCAACGTCCTTTCCAGACCTGTCAGCGCCGCTTGCCGAATCATCGACAATCTCAACAACCGTTTCACCCTCTTTAGGTTCAACGATTTTGGGTTCGTCTTCGAGCTTAAACTCAACAGTCTCTTCAGTTCCAGTCATTGGACTCTCTCCCATTACCAAACCCGGTCGGGTTGATCGACGCGACCCTTCACGTTCACATCATCAATCATCCGGCAAAGGACGTTATTGACCGTAATGCTCCAGCCGTCAGAGGGGCGGAAAACAATCCAGTCGCCTTCATTGATCTCCACATCACCAAACCACTGGCCAGAGGAATCCTTAAAGGCTTGCGGACCCTTCTTGATAACCAACCCAATTTTGGACTGGAACTTGTCCTCGTCTGTGGTTTGGTTGGTAAGAATGATCCCGCTTTTGGTCTTCTGAGGGCGAATGTAGACAGCAACCAAGATCTGGTTGTTGAATACTTCGACAGAAGAAACGTCTCCCATTTCCTTCTTGATGCTTTCGCTCGGATCTACTTCGTGCTGCATAACCATGTATGGCAAATTAACCCCCTTTAGTTAAATGGTGAATATTCACCATTGTACTTAGACGAAGCCAAAACATAAGCATTGTACGCTAGTTCTGGCGTTTCAAACAAACCAAGATGATGCCAATCCCCATTAAAGGAAATAGACGCTCTATACTTGTTTGTCTGTTTATGAAAACTGACACCTTTATAGCCAGTTTTGTTATTAACGTGCAATTTATCTATATTTGCAGCATTTTGAGATTTAGAAGCTATTCTCAAATTGCCAATACTGTTGTCTTTTGGATCCCGATTAATATGATCAATCATACCGTCTGGCCACGAACCGTAATGCATAGCCCAGACAACTCGATGCAGAGCTATAGCTTTGCCGTCAATTTGAACAAACAAATGTCCAGTTGGTCTTTTGACTCCAACAATAGATCCTATTTTTACGCACTTGGCTGGCGATGAGCGCCAAGTCACAAAGCCTGTTTCTGGGGACATTGAAAAAACTTCGCGAAGTCTTTCAACAGGGATCTCATTGGCTTTACGCATAACAAATCCCCCTACTTTTCCTTGCCATTCACAATGGCATCTGCTTCTTCACAAGACTCTAAGGCCATGCGAAGTCCTTCAATCTTACCTACTTGGTGTCGGTAAGCTGAAAAGTCAAAACCTTCAATTTGGTAAGAACTTACGAGATTCTCTTTAAGTCTCTCGATATCTTCATTCAGGAGCTTTTTAAGCTCATACTGATAGTAGGCTTGATAAGTTGTTGCCATGATACCGCCCCCTGACGGTTCCCCCATTTGGATGGAGGGTGGAGACGCGAAGGGGGATCGCGTCTCCACCCAATTTGCAGCTTAAGCGCTACGCTGCAAACTCAATAGTTGGCCTTCTGGATGCCTGAGTGCTTCGCAGCAATCTCAGTCTTTTCCTTGCGGCCTTCACCACCACCAGCGCCAGCGTCCATATCCTTGTAGGAATTGTAAGCGCGGCCACCAGACTTGCGAGGACGGGGCGGCATGCCACCACCCGGAGGCATCATGCCCGGAGGGATAGGAGGCATACCAGGAGGCATCCCAGCGCCCGGAGGCATCGCAGGAGGCATGCCCGGCGGCATACCGGGAGGCATACCGGGAGGCATACCACCCGGAAGCATCGGGGCGTTGCCAGCGGGGCCACCAAGGCCCGGAGGCTTGGTCGGTCCACCCATGGGACCGGGAGGCGGCATCATGCCGGGAGCCGCTCCAGCCAGCTCGGGATGATGCGGGTTGATCATGATGTTGATGTCGGTCTTGCCCTTACCGGCCTTGCCACCCTTGGCATGTGCCTTACGGCCCCCAGTCACGCCGGGGACTTTTCCCGGATATCCCGGACCAGAGAAGACCTGACCGCCTGTAGCGCGGTGCATACGGCCAAGCGTCTCAGCCAAACGAGCGCGCTTACCAAGCTTCCCACCCTTCTCAGCAGCCTTATGCAGTTTCTTGGACGGGATCTTCTCGCCTTCAGGAACCTTCAGGGCCTTGTGAAGAGCGCCAGGGTGCTTGATCGCGCCTTGGATCCACTTCTCGCCACCGCCCTCTTTCTTGCCGGTGCGAGCAGACGGCTTAACCATCTTCTTGATGAGAGCCTTGTCAGCCGCCTCATCAGGATGGCCTTCAGCTTTGCCGCCCTTTTTGAAGCCAGCGGACTGGCGCATCGTACCTTTTTGAACCATCGGGGTGCGGCCCATCCCATAAAGGGTATTGCCGCCGGGGACGCCAGCGGTTTGCTGGGCTTGGTTCATCATATTCTGAGCGCCAAGCAAGGGGCCACCCACCAATTTCTTGGCTCGGCCACCAGTCTTCAGACCACCAACGTGCTTGATACCAGCGCGGTCTTGGTTGGCCTCTTTGGCGTTCTTGTTGATCAAGCTGTCGGCAGTGATAGCCTTCCCACCGGACTGGCGAGGCTTCTTGCCCATATTAGCCTTTGCGGGCTCGCCCTTTACCTTGCCGCCACGCTTGTATGCACGGGGAGAAACCGGGCGCATCCCAGTCTGGACACCGGCATTTTCCATAGCGGGAGGGGTCCAAGTAGAAGAATCTACCTTCTCAAGGGGGCGATCAGAAGTAAGGCGATGCGCCTTATCTTTCATGGCCTTTCGGGCCGATTTAGCCATCTCAGACATAACAACTCCTAGCACTAGGATTACCGGGCGTCCCCGGAGGCTTTTGCCTTTTTAGACGTTACCACAAGAGCCCTGTCCACAATAGAGCCACTCTTGAACTTTCCGGGCCAAGTAATCACAGGAACTTCTTTAATTCTTTCATGCTTTGCTGCTGTAGCACGATGACGGCCATCTTGGCCACCACTGGGGAACAACGCAAGCGGATTAAGATGCTTTCCTTTTTTGATTTTCTTTTCAAAGCGCTTGATGCTTTTTTTGTCGTCCTTGGACATCCGCATCTTCTCTGCTTTTTGCAGAAAAGCATCAGGGGACATCCACGTCATTTTCCCACCGTCTTTCGAATACCCAGCATGCTTACGGGTATTTGCATTAGGATTGAGTGGGTATCCTTTTACCCGACCGCCATCCTTGCGTTCCACGACGTTCAGGGCTTTCTTGATCATGGTGTCGTCCTTGTGCCGCTTGGGGCTAATGAACCCGCCGCGCTTGTCTCCGCCGCCGCCGCCGTCACCACCACCGCCACCGCCGCCATCTCCACCACCACCGCCATCGCCGCCGGAGCCGCCACCTTCGCCGCCACCATCAGATCCGCCAGAACCGCCCCCCTCACCACCGCTTGACCCGCCTTCGCCGCCGGAGCCGCCGCCA